GTGCGGCAGGCTCAGAAAAAACGCTCCTAGACCCCTTCATGCGCTTTGAATTGTACTTAGCAGTCTTGACCTTATGACATTCTCTACACAAGACCTGAAGGTTATCTATGCTATCGTCACCGCCTGCAGCTAGTTCTATGACGTGGTCTACCTCGTTTCCTATCTCGCCGCAATAGTTACAGGTCTTTCCGTAGAGCCTGAAGGCTTGAGCCCGTAGGCTTTCGCGCTTAGTGGTGTTACCCCTTAACCCGTGCTTACTCATTTATTGCCCTTCATAATCTCGTATGCCTTCATTAGTCCACGTTCGTATAAGTCATTATGTAATGGCTCTCTATCAAGTATTAGGTCAGCTAGTGCGTCTAGTCTTACCTGCCATGTTTCATTGACTATGTCTGCTAATGCCCTTATGTCGCTTAATTCTTGCGTCTGTTTGTCGTGGTCTTGTATTAGTAGGTTAACCCGTTCAACGTAACCAATTAAGTCGGCTTTCGGTACTGATACGTATTCCACTTACTTAGATTAGCAAGGACTTAACCCAGAGGTGAGCAGGCAAGGAATGGCTTTACTTAACACCATTCACTTAACCCTTCGTGTCGCTTGGGTCGTCATGGGGACTAATGTCCAGCCGCGCCATATGCTTAAACAATTTGGTAAGTAATACTTGGGCGGCTCGTTTCAAGTACACCGTTTAAGCTCGCATTTCTGCCTGTATGGGCTAATAAATCCATACTAATAGTACGCCTTCAAACGGCGGTTTAGCGTGTTATTAGCGCGCCCTAAGTTATACTGCTTAGTGAGTGTTCAGGCTCGTACGGTATCATACGTACACGCGACACGTCCTAACCTGGGGAAGCTTAGGGCGTGTCGCTTACTTTCTCTTCGTATTTATCCATGACACCACAGCAATAAGTAACCCATAACCTAATTTCGCTGTAAGGGTCATACCCTAAGTCTGTAGGCTCTAATGTCTTTCCACAGCTCTTGCAGTATTCGGGCAGGCTATGAGCTGCTAAATAATGACCATAAACTTTCGTTTTAATGCTTCTCCACATTTCTTCGTTCAAGCCCTGTTTCTCCATTTCTCACAGAAGCCGCACGGCTTCCCTATGTAATACCAAGCGCCACAGGTGCAGCGCTCTACGTCGTTATCATTTGGCACGGTAATACTCCCACCATTTGTATAAAGCTTCTTTAAAGTCTTTTGGAATTACTCGCCCGTTCTCCCATACTTCGGCGTAATGTACCGTTTGAGTAGAAGTATCACCGTAACCAATTAGAACCGTAAAGTTCTTTTCTGTGGCTAAGTGTCTTAAAGCTACTGCCTGACCTGAACGTGGGTTTATGTGCGGCACGTCGCCCAATCCGTCCCAGTGCTTCATTTCTACAAATAGGTATTTATAGCCCGTTTCAAAAAAATACGCATAAAGCCCGTCTATATCGGTCATTGTTATCAGGTCGCCCATACCTTCGGTAAAGCCCCATTTGTCAAACTGCCAAGTGTTTTTTAGGTGCATTTCCATGCTTCTAATCTCGTGCATTATGACCTGTCCCAGCGCGCTTTACATTCTTCGGCTGTTCCGCCTACGGTGCAGACATAACCCGCGTAAGGTGTGCCGTCTTTCTTAAGCCCTGTTTTTCGTCTCATGTCTCCATGTGAGCAGCTGGGAACACTTAAGCCTTTAGGCTCGTCTGCCTTAGCCCAAGGGTCTACTTCTGCAGCTGGGGTTACTTGCCTAGCCTTAGCGCTGTTTACTTCTTGCTTACTAGCCATTGACTTACCTAGCCCAATACCTAGCGCGCCAATCGCGCGACCTATTGCAGAAGTTTCTAAGTTGGCTAATTCGCTGCCACGTGTAAAAGCGGTCTTGCCTTGTGCCAATTCGCTACAAGTACCCGTAGAAGGTCGCGGGTCTTCTGGCGTTCTATACACCCTAGCAATACCCCAGATAAAGTCGGGATTACCTTCCATAAGTCCGCAGAATTCAAACTGAATAGAAGCATCTGGGTACTTTTTCATAAGTAATTCTATGCGCGTCTTGACGTCTACATAGTCGCTTAAGTCGTAGCTCATAGCTTCCACCCGTCGCGCTTCATGTGTTCTTCGACTGTTTCGCCTTCCAGCCAATCGTTAGCGCGGTTAATTTGGTGTGCTTCTTGTACTCTTACGCCAAATACAAAGCCTAAGAAGAAGCCCACAAACAAAATAAGTAAAGTAAATCCATTAAAAAACATAGCCCTGTTTCCTTTGTTAGTTATTTGTTTTTGTCTATCTGGTCTTGACTGTATCGCTTAACACCGCCAATTTTAAGCGGCTTAAGCGTTCCGTTCTTTTCCCAGCGCCATAACGTCGTGCGATTAACTTGTAGCTTGTCCGCCATTTGTTTAGCGGTTAGATACTTGTCCATGTTTACCCTTCGTTGCCCTGTGTCTTTATTATCGTTGCATGGTGTTGCAAGTGTCAAGCGCTTTACTTGCGCGTGTCGTGGTCTTCTATGTGCTTGTTTAGCATGGTTTTAAGGTCGTCTACTTTGTCTACTAATTCGTTTAAGGAGCGTCCCCCGTTAGCATTTGGGGCTATTTGGGCGGTTGCCTGGTCTATGTATAACTTAATGGGTTTAACTAATGCCCACTTAACAAACAAACCAAACGCTCCAAAAATAGTAGTTAAAGCTGCCGCAATTTGGGCAACTGTAAGCAAAGTGTCCATTATGAAATGCTTAATTTCAATTCGCGTGTGGTTACTGTTGCCCTTCCGTTAGCCTTAACCTGTAGTGTTACAGGCTGCCCCTTTTTGGCTTGGAATAACCAGACATTAGAAATAAAAGTAGTTCCGTTTTTGTTTAGGTTGATAGTTTCGTAACCTGTAGCGTCGTTAATTCCGCTAAAGTCACGAACCCAGCGAAGCGTAAGCTGCGTAGCCCCGCTTATGCTTGCACTTTTGACGTTTAAATAACACGCCCATAACGCGCCTACTTTAGAAGTTTCGGTAGGTACTAGCTTAGTAATTCCGCCCGCTTCAATCGTTACCCATTTGTCCTTAGTAAGACTTTGGTTCGCTGGGGTGCTAGTAGCGTCTGACTTCTTGCTTATGTATTGGCTCACGCGTCTACCCACTTTTGCGGGTTGCGGTGCTTTGTGGGCTTCCAAGTACGGCTAGCTAGAATTTGAAAATGTAAGTGTGGCGCGGTGCTTCTGCCTGTGTTGCCTGAAATGCCTAGTAAATCGCCTTTAGTTACCTTTTGGCCTACCTTGACGTTTACTGCGTGTAGGTGGCAATAGCCCGCCCACAGTCCAGCGCTGCCGTCTGGAAAGCGTGCGTTATCTACTATGACGTGGATACCAAAAGCGTAGCCCCAGCCCTTTTTGTAGACGTGCTTGCCTGCGTGTACTACTACACCGCTTACAGCTGCTATAACTGGCGTACCTACTGCGGCGCGATAGTCTACGCCCTTATGTATTCCGCCTGCGCGGTACTTAGCCCCGTAAGGAAAGGTAACAAAGCCTGCTTTAATCGGTTTCATCTGGTAGCGCCCTGCCGTAGTTATCGTATTCTGGGTTTAACCAGTTAATAAGAATTGGCAGACCTGCAGCTAAACCTAAAGCGGCGGCAGGGTGTAAGCCTAAGCTTTCGGCGTTCATAAGTACCCAGCCTAAAACCCCAGCGCCAAATACTTTAAAGAATGAAGCAATAGGGCTATGAGCTAGCCAGGTTAGGAAAGACACTACTTAGCCTTAGTTGCTTTTGGTGCTTCTTCTGGCGTTGGTGTTGGTGCTGGCTGGTCATTTTCGACTGCGTCGCCGTATGCACCACAAAGTGAGCATAAGACGGGGTTAGTAGCGTCTACCAAATAAACAGGGTTAATGTTGTTTTCGCAACCCTGCGTTGGGCAAGTAAAAATCCAAATCATTATGCCGCCTCGTAAGTTCCAGCCAAAATTACAATGTCTCCAGTAGCCCAAGTAAACGGCGTAGTTGCTGTCATAGTGTTCCAAGTTGCATAAGTCGCACTAGCAACAGTTGTGCCAATGCTTACTGTTGTCGTGTTGTTAAACAAGACAGAGGCGATGTATCGAGTTGAGCCAGTTGTTAAAAATCCAACTGCTCCCATTGGTGAATTAGTTGCTGCTGCTGTTACTGGCAACGAGATCACCATTCCTGTGCCTTTTGTGGTGGTGCTTCCGACTGTGAAAGTTACTCGCCAATGGACAATTTTGCCAATTTTGCAATACTTGGCATCATAAGTCCCATTACCATTTAACCAGCCGCTTGAAAGTGTAGGAGCCCAAGTTTGCCAAGCTAGTAAGCCTGTGCCCACGCTGGTATCTATTGCTTGCCCTAGCGTACGCATAGCTAAAGCGCCGTCTTTGACTAAGTCCGTATCGTCTGGTGTTTCCCAGCCGTTATTTGTTGTAGTAGCCATTTAAGCATTCTCCCATATTGTCGTCGGATTGTATGTATTCCAGGTGGTGGTTTGTGGAACTTGTAGCCAAATTTCGCTTAAGTAGGTTTGTGAATAAGCGGAACAATAAAGATTTAAAAAGGCTTCATAACGGGTAAGTTCCCAAGTCCAGCCTTCTATAAACCCGTCGAATACCTGCCCAAATACTGCGGGTAAAGCGTTAGTTTCGACCCGTTGCCCATTGTAAACAGCTGCTAAAGCGTCGCGTGTTGCGTCCGATACTGTCGGACTATGTAGGGCTATGCTCAATTCTTCTGGATAAATACGCGGATAAGCGCGGCTTTCTAAATAGGCTTCTGCCTGCTCTAGGGCGTCTACACCGCTTTCTAACCAAGTGGACTTAGTTCCAGCCAGTTCACCGTATAAAATGGCGCTCTGGTCGTCTCTGGCGGTCTGTGTGGCATTGGCTTTATACTCGATAGTTACATTATTAACAATGTTGCCTAATTGGGCGTTATTTACTAATCCATTGGCTAGTAAATCGTCGCCAGTTAATTCTAGGGCGCTGTTTAAAGCCCGCGCCGCATAGTCTGAATAATGAATAGAACCGTCTGCAGCTTCCCACAATACCCCGCGTCCACTATCGGCGGCTGTTTGTGCAAGTTCTAGGGCGCTTGCTTCGCCGTCGTTATAGGCGTATAGCTCGTACTGCCCTGGTACGTCTATGTCTGTACCCAGACCGTCTACTAGGGCTAAGTTTGCCCCGTCGTAACTTGCCCAGGTAACTATATTTGGCTGGTCTTCCCAGGTGCTTACGTTGTCTAGGTCGTCCCACTCTGTTACAAAGGCTTCGCGCAAAATGTTATAAACCCGCGTACCGTCAAATTCTTTTGCATAGTTTGAAGTACCAGCAAGGCGGCGGTTAAGTAGAGCTAGTGAACCCGTCGCGGTAACGCTGTAACGGGCAATACTTCCAATATCGCCGTAAGCATCTAGGCTTATTGAAATGTCGCTTATCGTGCCTGTAAAAATAGTCTCTTGCCCGCTTGTGCCTTTGTCTATAGATACGGCTAAAGCGTCTGCTAGTTCAATGTCTAGCGGGTTATCTGCATCTGTCCAAAAACTAAGGTTAGCAAATCCAGCCTGGGGCTGCTCTAATACGTCGCGCCTGCCTGAACTAATCCGTATGCTCGAAATAGTATTAGCAGGAATGAATACGCCGCCGTCTATTTCTACGGTTGGGTTAGGCTGGTAAACGGTCACAGCTGCGAGCCTGCCAAATTAACCGCGCCAGTTCGTCGCGTACTTTGTTGCATTATACGTTCGATACTTCGGCGGGCGCTTTCGCCGTCTACTACGCCGTTAAAGATAAAGGTGTTACCGCCGCCGCCTAATCTGTTATTTGGAATTATTTGACCCCCCGAAGTAGGTATGAAGACCTCACTTCCCATTTCTCCAACCCTCGTAGGTACACCCGCCCGCACCGTACCGCCTAAGGCGTTTCCTCTTTGAGCAGGGTTAGCACCTGGAAAGACATAACTAAGCGGTGATGTAGTTAGGATGTTCCAGAAACCTTTAACTTTACCCCAGTTTCTAGCAATAGACTCCAAGCCGTTAGCAATACTTTCTAAAGAATTAGCTAAGTTTTCCATAGTGCTAAGACCGCTGTCTGCATTAGGCGTAACCATAGCCTTAAATAATTGACCTAAAGCTTCTGCAACGTCGCGCAGACTTCCGCCTAATGTGTATGCGGCGTTTTGATTTCCGTAACCCATTTCATTAGCGAGAGCCTGAACTTTATTACTAATTGAATTTGGCTTACCTGCAAAACCGTCTGCTATGTTTTTCATAACTGGGAGCATTTTGTCATTTATGAAATTAACAACATCTACCATAATTGGTAACAAAGTTTCGCCAAAAGTAGTTTTTAAATTAGCAATACTTGCATCAAGAATTTTTTGCTGTCCCGCTAATCCGTCGGAAGTGCGAGCAAAATCTCCTTGAGCGTCTGTCGTTTGGTCTAAAATAACCTGATAGGTAGCTAAAGATTTAGCTTGCGCGTCTAGTGCGCCTGTTCCGTCGTAAAGACCCATTTCTACGGCTTTGGCTTCAATGGTTACTTGGTTTAGCAATACGCCGTATTTACGAATAGGTTCGCTTTCACCACGTAAAGCCGCACCAATAGCTAAAATAGCTTCGTCTGCGTTTGTGTTGTAAAAACTTCCTAAATCAGCGGCTAATGTTGTGGCAGATTTACTAAACTTGCTTAAATCTTTTCCTGTTAAACCCGCTGCTTTACCAAATGTAGCAAAAGTGCTAGCTGCGCTTATTGCTTGTTTTTTGGATAAACCTAAAGACTTGTCAGCTTGTTCACCGAATTTTTCGATATCCTTAGCAGTATCGCCAAAAATTACTTGACTTTTAGATAGTTCTTCGCTTAAATCGCTAGCTGCTCTTACAGCGTCTAAACCTAGTTTTACAGCCATTACGCCAGCCGCGACACCTACAGCTGCAAAAGCGCCAGCCGCCACTTTGCCATAGGCTTTAACTTTTCCGCTAAATCCTTGAGCATCTCTGCCCGCTTTTGCTAAGCCTTTACCAAATTTGTCTACGTCTGCTAAAAGGTTAAGTTTAAGGGTTCTCTGTGTAGCCATTATTTTACAGCCCCTTTATCCCATTTATCTAAAATGTTATCTACTTCTGCGTGCCACTCTCTAGTAATTCTAGGCTGCGCTAGGCGTAAAGTAGGGTAAATCCAGTAGCCTTCGTTGCCTTGTCCGCGCTTAGGACTGCGAAATGGAAAGCGCCGCCCGCCGTTAGGAAATTGTCCATTTTCACTTGTAGGATTAGCGCCAAATTCCGAACCGTAAAGTACGTCGCCAGAAACAGCGCCGCCGCTAAATTTAACCCGCGAACCGCCAATAGTAATATTAGGTACTCTGTCTTTATTAGCCCTTGTAGTCTGCGCTACTCTTTGAGCTTGTTTATACATAGGGGCGTAAGAAGCTGCGGTTTTAATTTCTTCGGCTACCCAGCCTGCAATACCTTTAACGCTTTCTTTTAATTGACCCTTGCTTTCGGCGTCCATTTCGTTAAGTTTCTTAAAGAGAGCGCGAATTTCGGGCGTAATGTCCATTTCTACTCGAATGGTTTTCTTTTCTGCCATTACCGCCCTTTCCCTTCTGCTATTAGTTCGTACGCCGTATTAACATCTGTAAGCGACCAGTTAAACAAGTCCCCTAGCGGTATGCCTGTATTAACGGCTAGCGCTATTAGTTCTCGTCGGACGCTTCCGCGCCCGTAACTTTTGGGTCTTCGCTCACTACGTCAAAAGTTTCGAATTCGTGTAAAACCCAAGCCTTATGCGTTTTAAGTTCGGTCTTCTTTTCCATTACTGCAGCTTTAAATAAAAGGCTGGTAATAACGTCTAAAGAACCCTCTGTCATTTTTACGCCTGCCTGTTGCATAGTTAGACCAGTTTCCCGTTCTAGTTCTATCCACAGCCAAGCACTGTCGTCGCTCACTATGTACTTATCGCCCTGTTGGGTGGTTATTTCATATTTCATTTAATGCCCTGTTCTCTTAGTTAAGCGCGGGATACGCTTCCGTCTTCTACTACTAGTTCTACTGTAGTTGTAAGCACGTCTACAGCGCCGCCGCCTACAGCTGGGAAATTCGGGAACACGTTGCAAGTAAAAACTGAGCCATTGGCTGTGAAACTTGCAGCGATAGCAGTATCACCAGCTGCGCCTGCAGCGTCAAATAGTGCGTCGCATAGTGAACCTGCAGCGCCCCAGTCTGCGTACATTTCTACGCTTAGGGTTGCTGTGTAGTCAATAGTCTTATAAGCGCGTCCACTTAATACTTCTAGCGTTGCCTGGTTTGGTTCTACTGTTAGCGTAACTGTAGAAGCCTGCGCGTCGTAATTGTCTCCGTCGATAGTCAGGGTTAAGTCCCTGCCTGTAATGTAAGTTGCCATTAGGCTAACCCTTCCTTGTTGTTGTTATGTGTTTGTTACTAACTCAATGGTAAGAGAGCTAGTAAGCATTTGCTGTCCTGACACG